CGCATAAAGGAGAAAACATGGCAACGACAACGCCTAACTTCGGCTGGAGTGTTCCCACTTCGACCGACCTAGTAAAAGATGGAGCGACAGCGATCGAGACGCTTGGCGACTCTATCGACGCTTCTTTAGTAGATCTCAAAGGTGGAACGACTGGGCAGGTATTAGCAAAAGCTTCTAACACAGACATGGACTTCACATGGACTGCGGACGCTTCTGGAATCCCAGCCACGATCTTCGATGCAAAAGGTGATCTTATTGCTGCAAGTGCAGCCGATACAGCTGCGCGTCTTGCGGTAGGTACGAACGGACAAGTTCTAACGGCGGACTCGACCGCTTCGACTGGTCTGGCTTGGAGTACCTTAACGAGCGGCGGTTACACGCTTATCTCGACAACAGCCTTAACTTCTGGGACGAGTGTTACTTTAAGCTCAATTCCATCAACTTACAAGCATCTATTTTTAACTTATACTGGAATGTATAACAGCGCGGGAACGGACATGGCTGTCAGATTTAATTCTGATACTGGCTCAAATTACAGCGTTAACGATTTCGGCTACTACGGTGCTAGTGTCTTCGGCACTGGCGGCGGTAATGGATTAAGCAGAATCGTGTTCAGCGATGCGTTCACTACGGACACATCGGCTCGATCTATGGGATCTTTATTTATCTCTAGCTATACCAGCACAAACACCCGAGCCAAGTTAATTCAGGGAATGTATACCGTTTATAATGGAAGTCAACGGCAGAGAGTCTCGCAGGGTTATTATTCTAGTTCTTCCGCCATTTCTTCGATAACTCTTACCACTCTTGGCGGAACTGCAACATTCACAGACGGCGAATTAAAACTATACGGAGTGTCCTAATGATTATCGAACATAACGTCCAGACTGGCGAAATTATCGAAAGAGAATTAAACGCCGAAGAATTAAAACAGATTACAGCAGATCAAATCGAACTAGAAGCGGCTCTTCAAGCAAAAGCAGCTAAAGAAGCAGCTCGCGAAGCTGTTCTTACTAAGCTTGGTCTTACAGCCGAAGAAGCTGCGGCTCTTTTAGCATTACTTACCCAATCGGAACAGCTGCGGCCGTCGTAGAAGTCGCACTGGCAGAAGTCGGAACAGTCGAAGAGGGCGATAACCTTACAAAGTACGGAAAGTTTACTAAAGCCGATGGTCTACCTTGGTGTGGATCTTTCGTGAATTGGTGTTTCCACACAGCGGGCGTAAAACTTCCGTCGATGGTGTCAACAGCTGCGGGAGCGCATAAGCTTAAAGAAGTAAGTCGCTGGATAGATACAGAGCCGAAGATCGGTGATCTAGCGTTCATGGACTTTCCGCATGATGGCGTCGACCGTATTAGCCACATCGGAATTGTCGTAGGCGTTAAGGCCAAGAGTGTAATTACAATCGAGGGAAACACTTCGGGAACTGGCGATCAACGTAACGGCGGAATGGTCATGATTAAAGAGCGCGCATTCGGGAGCGGTAAAGAAGTCGTAGGCTTCGGACGTCCTAAGTTCGTGGCTTACGCTGGCGATTATCCAGTCGTCGAAGTACCTACTCAATCGGCAACGAAGCCGAAGATTAAGGAGAAGAAAGATGGAAAGCTTAAAAGCGTTACTCGCAAGCTGGGCGCGTAGCTTCTTAGCTGCTTCTATTGCAGTTTATTTAGCTGGAGTCACAGATCCTAAGGCGATCGGCATGGCGGGCCTTGCCGCCGTTCTGCCTGTAGTTCTACGCTGGCTTAATCCTAAAGATTCAGCTTTCGGGTCTACGGGGAAGTGACTCGGAAACTACTCGCGGGAAGTCTGGCCTTAATCCTTTCGGCTGGGCTTTCCGCTTGTGGTTATCAGGGTTGGATTCGCTATGAATGCCAAGAATACGAAAACTGGTCGAAGCCAGAATGTCAGCCGCCAGAATGCGTCCCTACTGGAACGTGTACTAAAGACGTCCTTGGAAACGTATCGCATGAGTCACCATCGACGCCGTAGCCCAGAAGAAGTCCACGCGCAGCTAATTCTAATTATTGGAACGACGCTAGCGTTCGTCTTCTTAATCGTTACTCTGGGAATTACTTACGCGCTTATCTTCGTTACTCAGCCGATCGGTAATCAAGCTCCGAACGACGCAGCTTTTATCGATTTATTAAAGACTCTAGCTATCTTCTTAACTGGATCTCTAGGCGGAGTTTTAGCTGGCAACGGACTAAAGTCCAAGCCGAAACAGCCAGTCGACACGCCGAAAGACACGCGGGAATCTTGACCTAGGCGCGATCTTGCTTCACTCTTTACATAGGGAGCGCGAACGTCGCTCCCAGTATCGGGAGCAAGTAATGAACGAATTATCGATTATCGTAATGATGTCAATAGGTGCGATTCTATGGGCTGTTATGAGTTACTCAGTAGGTTACAAAGAAGGCCAGCGAGAAGGTTTTAAGCGCGGTCGAGCTGTATCACGTCACGCAGCTAAGGAAGTGCGCTAATGAGCTTCTTAGATAATTACGAAGACGTAGCCGCCAGAATTGCCCGCCTATGGGTTACACACCCTACGGCCAGAGTCCAGACGAATGTAATCGACTTCAATGCCGAAAAGGGCTACGTCTTAATCCAAGCCCAGATCTTCCGAGAGTACGAAGATGTAAATCCATCAGCTACAGATTACGCATTCGGTAACGTAGCGACCTATAACGTCAACATGAAGAAGTTCTTCGTCGAGGACACTGTTACTTCTGCAATCGGTAGAGCGATCGGTCTACTTCTCGGATCGGATAAGCGTCCTACTCGTCAAGACATGGAGAAAGTCGAAACGATCAGCGCGAAGGTAGCTAATGCAACAGCGGACGATTACGATCCTTGGACGCAGAAGTTCGGCGAAGTGCCTAGCTATAAGACGGCAGAAGAAGCCGAGCAGAGCGGCATTCCAAGCCTTGGATCATCTATGGACGAAATCGCTAAGCAACTGGGCGGAGAATTAATGCCAGAAGCTCCACAGTGCAGCCATGGACATCGAATCTTCAAGACTGGCGAAGCTAAAACTGGTAAGGCTTGGGGCGGCTGGTTCTGCGTCGAGAAAACCAAGGCGACACAGTGTTCGCCGCTCTGGTATGTCTTAGCCAGCGATGGCAAGTGGAAGCCACAGGTCTAAAGATGAGCGACTTCGATCTAAAGAAGATTTACACATCGCCAGACGGAAACATCTACAGTTTTAGCGGTTATGGTGGCGTCGAGAATTGCTCCGACTGTGACGACTTTACGCAAGTAAACGAATACGACAGAGAGGACGGTTTAGTCGTCTTCTTCTGTAAAAAGTGCGAAGATCGGTTACATCTATGAGCGACTTAATCGAGATTATCTATCCGCAATCTATGACAGCCAAGCTTCTACAGAATGGTGAAGTTATTGCAGAATACAAAGTCGAACAGTGCGACAGCTGCTCCAGATTAAAGAAGCTGGACGCTTTTGGTTATACCAAGGGACAGGGCGGAGAAAAGTTAACTTGGCTCTGTGGTGACTGTAGATGAAGGTAAAGCCGACAATCGAAGATAAGGTCTTAGCTCATACTGTAGCTTTAGAACGAATTGCAGAGATTTATGGCCAGCCAGATCATTCCAGCCGTTACGACAGACGCTTAGGCTTTCATGATTACGTCGCGCAAGTGGCCGAATCAATAGTCGCGGAGATCTTGGTAGCTCGTTACTTGGGTTACGTCGACTTCAATCCCCGGGCCTCACGCTTTAAGGAAACGGCAGACGTAGGCTCTAACATCGAAGTTCGATGGACACGTTATGAGAATGGCCAGCTTATCGTCTACGAGAATGATCGAGTTACAGACGTGGCGATTTTGGTCGTAGGCACTAGCCCTAATTACAGATTAGCGGGCTGGATACCTGTAGCCATGGCCAAGCGGCCGAAGTATAAGAACAGTAAGCAGCCTACTTGGTGGGTAGACCAAAAGAATCTACAGCCGATCGAGAATCTAAAAGGGAGCAATTATGGACAAGCTGCGTTTTAAGTGCCGAGTCTGCAAGAAGGACACAGAACAGTTAATTCGTGTAATTACGGATAATCTTCCAGAGAATGTAAAGACGATCCAGTGTTGCGTCTGCTCGACTATGACGGTGGCACTAATTGGAGAAGCTAATGGCGACCTATGAGTTTAGGTGCGAAGTGTGCAGTAAAGAGCTAGAGTTACAGCGTCCCATCGAAGACACACTGGCCAGAGATCCTTACTGTCCGAATTGCACTGTCCCGATGAAGCGTGTTTACTCATTAGGCGGAGTCGTGTTTAAGGGTAAAGGCTGGGGCGGTAAGCCATGAAGTTATCCACAGAAGTTATACACAGGCTGTGCGCAACGCCCAAGAGTACGCTCATTACACTGTTAAACTTGACAGGCTTGGTACGCTGTCTTCGCTTGAAGCGAGCCGCTGAGGCGGATAGCTCGCAAGGGCGAAAGCAGCTAATGGGCAAGGTCTATGCCATTACGGCATTCGCTTTCATAATAAGCATTCCAGAAGCTAATGCAGCTAAGTATTCAGTAAATCACTTAAAGCTCTATGCACATAGTCGGATTCTTGATTACAAAGAGTTTCAGTGTTTCAATCGAATCATTACTAAAGAATCCAGATGGTCTTACACAGCTAAGAACGGAAGCCATTATGGACTGGGACAAATGAGATCGAAGCATTACAGAGATCTAGATCCTTATCGCCAGATAGACGCCACGCTTCGTTACATTACAGTTCGTTATCAGACAAGCTGTAAAGCGTGGGCATTCCATCAAGAGAGGAACTATTACTAAGTGACATTACATAGCCAACGTAAGAGCAACTCCACACAGTGGAAGAAGCTACGACTTAGGATCTTGAATCGAGATGGTTGGATCTGCTTCTGGTGTGGCCAAGAGGCGAACACGTGCGACCACGTGATACCCGTAGCAAGAGGCGGATCAGATGATCCCGATAACCTAGTAGCTGCCTGTAAGCGATGTAATTTCAGTCGCCAAGATCGACTCCCAGAGGAGATGGATTTAGTTCGTCAGAAGAAGGCTGGGCTTTTTTTAGATGGGAGTTCCAC